CTCCTGTATTGAGTAAATGTATAAGTCGTGGGTTATTGCGATTATATGATTTTATGGGAGTAAAACAGCATTTTGGTAAAATTATGTGGACGATTACAGAGCGGGATGTGTATATGTTCACTACTCCTACTCAGTCTAGTGCAGGAATTCGTGCTGGAGGAGAAAAACCATATACTGATCAAGATGGTATTAATTTAAGATGACAGTTAATGGTACAAAAGGCGATCAAGAGAAAGCTATGAAGATTGCTTTTTGGAAACATGTAGAAGAAATTCGTGATACTGGTAAGACCAAATTCACTGAGAAAGCATCGTGTATATGTCAAAAATTTGAGATTTTTAATTGTTATTCGTTGGATCCTCTTGAGCGTCAAAAAATGTACGAAAAATGTCGTGATTTTTTTATATTGCAGCAAATGATGTATTATATTGCTCAGTCAGTTCAAAAAGATAGACAGTTAATTGAGCGAGGAAAATGTATTAAGATAGGTATGAAGTTTTTCTTTGGTGGTGCATTAAAATTTGCAGAGCAAATGAAGTATGATGATCCTACTATGCATTTTTTTGATGGTGATTTTAAAGCATTAGATACTACCATAAATAGAGTATTATTAGAGTTATATTCTTCACAGGCAGCAGTTTATGTTAGTAAACAGTCACCACATTATGCGATTTTTATGTATTTGTTGCAAGTGGCTACTGAGAATTTATCTGTTAAAGTTGTCCATATATTTGCTCGTATATGGAAAATCATTTTCGGAACTATGCCATCTGGAGCATATGAGACTTCTCATGGTAATTCGTGGATAGTTGCGTTATTATGGTTTAGTTATACAATATATGTGGAAATCATGACTCCTCATAAATCAGCGTTAATTGAGGAAACATATCAGTCTGGTAGGATGCAATTCCCAGTATATGGTGATGATCATGTTTCAGCTATAGGATCAGAAATCAGTGATGTTATTAATGAAGAAGGATTTGCTAAGTTTGTTAATATTTTCTTTAAAATGGAAATTAGAAATATTAGATCAAGGATCCCATTTTTAAGTGTTCCTAATGAACATGGAGGCTTAAAAATAAGAGGAGTTGTGTTTTTTAAAACGATACTTTATTGCTCGCACCGCTGAATTTCCTGAGTGGATGCCTGCTGTGTTACCGTATAAGCATATTGATGACTTTATGGTAAAGTTGGCGTGGGGGAATAATCCGCGATTGACGTTAGCAGACTATGCAATTGCCAGTATAGGGTTAGCATATGATAATATGGGTACAAATCATCGTATACATGATTTATGTTTACATATGTT